ATGAAACGTGCCCTTACCGACGCCGTTGTAACCCGCCTGAAGCCACCGGCAAAGGGTCAGGTTGATCATTTTGACCGCGGGTTCCCCGGATTGGCGCTGCGCATTTCGTATGGCGGCAAAAGGGCATGGACGCTTTTCTACCGCATCGGCGAGAAACAGCGCCGCGCGACGCTCGGAACGTATCCGGCGATGTCGCTTGCTGAAGCGCGGACTGTGTGGCGTCAGGCGCGCGCCGACATTGAAGTTGGCCGCGACCCGAACGTCACGAAACAGAATGCGCCGTCCGGCTTGTTCGCCGACGTTGTGCTGGAATGGCTTGCCAAGGATCAAGCCGAAAACCGGACCCGTGCTGAGGTCGCACGCACAGTCAACAAGGAATTGCTTCCGGCATGGGGACATCGCCAGACGAAGGACATTGGTCGCCGCGATGTTCTAGATGTTCTGGATGCAATCGTTGAACGCGGATCACCCGTACAGGCGCGGCGCACGCTGTCTTACATCCACCGGCTGTTCAAATGGGCCGCTGGGCGAGGAATCGTCGAAACAAACCCGGTGGCAAACATTCCAAAGCCCGGCACGGAAGTGAGCCGTAAGCGCGTGTTGATCGAAAAAGAGCCGTGCAAGGAGCCGTACAAGGAGTTGCTTGCCGTCTGGCGTGCAGCCCAAAAAACTGGCTACCCGTTCGGCCCTATCATCCGTTTGCTTATACTGACCGGAGCTCGCCGCGACGAAATCGCCGAATTGCGCTGGCAAGAAATCGGCGAAACCGGAATCTCACTATCTGGCAGCCGGACGAAAAATGGCGAGGCTCACGAAATTGCCCTGACGCCTCTGGCGTTGGAAATTCTTAAGACACTTCCGCGGATCAAGGGTTGCGATTTTGTCTTTTCGACAACGGGGCAAACCGCCGTATCAGGATGGTCCCGCGCCAAGGCAAATTTGGACAAACTGTCTGGCGTTTCGGATTGGCGCATACACGACCTGAGGCGCACCGTGGCGACTGGGTTGCAGCGGCTCGGTGTGCGCCTGGAGGCCGTCGAGGCCGTGCTGGGGCACGTTTCAGGAAGCCGTGCGGGCGTGGTTGGAATTTATCAGCGCTACGACTTTGAAGCCGAGGCGCGGGCTGCTCTGACAGCTTGGGGGGAACACGTTCTGCATCTTGGCGACCCTCAAAAGAGCGCTGACGTGCTGCCGATGTCGCGGGGACGGCAATGAAGCTTTCGGATATCAGGCGCCTAACTTGGGAAAATGCGATCAGGTTGGCGCGAGATGGAGACGGCCATCGGCTCGTGCCACTATTGCTTGCGGATTGCGAAATTCCTCCTTTTGTACGAGAGTTTCTTGCAGATGTAGTAGCAGGCAAGACGAAGCTGAAGCGGCGTAAAAGACGCCAATATAGTGCGGCCGAACTGGCTTATCTTGCCCAGTGCGGCCCTCGCTATCTCGTTGAGCGCAGGTGCGTCGAGTGGGTACGGTCGGAAATGTTGGCGCGCGGTCGCCAGCGCGACAAAACATTGCGAACTGCGTTGATCCGAGAATGGTGCGAGAGGGAGAAGTTGGGCATCACTTATGCCGATGTTGATCGGTACATGCGCCTTCCGAAAAAGAGACGCGAAGAGGCCATGCCGATTAGGTAGAGCTTTGATCTAACACATGAAATAAGCCCGCACTCTGCATCGCATTTTGCGGCGCTACGCCTTGGCGACGGTCCTATCACTAGCGCGAAATAACTTGAAGGAACGCGCAATGGACCAACAATCGTACCTCCCCGCTGCCGCCGTGCGCGCCCGCTTCGGCGTAAGCGACATGAGCCTTTGGCGGTGGTCCCGTGACAAGGCTCTTGGATTTCCCGCGCCGATTCGAATTAACAACCGCCGTTTCTGGCGGCTGGGCGATCTGGAGGCGTGGGAGGCCACCAGGGGGACGGCTCGCGTCGACACCGCTGCCCGTGACGGCGAGGCCGCGCAATGATCCGCCGCGAACCGCTGGCACCTGAGGCCGTGTATCACCTTGACCGCTTCGTCGGCTTCGTGACCCCGCGCCACAACGGCTACGACGCCACCACGGCAGGCGGCACCCGGTTAGGGCTGTTCAACACACAATCGGCAGCAATCGCGGCCCTTGCGGTGCGGATGTTTCCTTGTCGTGAATGCGAGGGCTAACCGATGCGCGGACGCCGGGTGGATCGGACCGGCCGCAGCATGGGCAAGGATCGGTATGTTGCGCTTCACCACTGGATGATGCGCACACCGGCCTGGCGCTCGCTCGATGCGGTTTCGAGATGCGCATACATCGAGCTATCGGCCCGATACGCGGGGCCGGGCAGCAATAACGGGCGCATCCCATGCAGTGTCCGCGAAATCAGCGATGCGCTGCACGTCAGCAAAATGACGGCCTGTCGTGCCTTCAAGAGACTTCAGGAACGCGGGTTCATCATCGAAGTGAGGCGCGGCTCTTTCGACCACAAGCTCCGACACGCCACGGAATGGCGGCTCACCGAATTTGCAGACGACGTGACGGGGGAAATGGCAACAAAGGACTTCGCACGATGGCAAGACGAAAATCAGAACGCGGTATCACCAGGAAACCCGAACGGGTTTCGACACGATACTGTACGGGTTTCGACATGATACAGGGCATCATCAATACCCCCCTCTACGGTATCGCTACGAAACCCGTCACCCGTTCTGACGGTATCACCACAGGTACACCAGTAGTTCCAGGGGGTATGGCGTCAGCGTGCGCGGCCCGCGCCCAAAGGGAGCGGCGGGCCCGCACCCGCACAACGCACCAACACACCGCAGCTCTTTTTCTTCGACCGAGCGAAGCGAGGACGCCTCAACCGCAAACGGAGTCTGAACGTGCCCGGTGATCCGTTTTATAAGACAAAGCTCTGGCGCGCCCTCTGTGCCGCCGTGCATCGTCGCTCCCGCGGGCGCTGCGAGGTATTGGGCTGCACTGCGCAGGGCAAAGTGGTCGACCACGTCCTGAGCCGTCGCAATGGCGGCGCTGATACGCTGGCGAACCTGCGCCATCTCTGCCGCGCCCATGACAACAGCATCAAAGAGCGGGCCAATGGCGAGCGCGCCAACGGCGGCAAGCTCGTGGTCAAGGGATGCGATGCGAACGGTTTGCCAATCGACCCGTCTCATGCTTGGTTCAAGGCGCAATCGTGAAAAGCAAGCACAATCAATGCCATGGGCGTTCAGTCGCTACGGCCGGGGGAAATTGGACCGCATGGGGGCATAGGAACACACTTAGTTTGGGATTTTTTTCGTCATGGGCCTGAGAGGCATCGGCGCCAAGCCCGTCAAGAAAGCGGCGGACGGCAAGAAGAAACGGCGGGCGCGCCCGGCATGGCAGCGCAAGGGCCTCACGCGGGCGCAGCGCGTCATCGCTTTCATCGAGTCCCTTAAGATCACGTCGGGCATCTTCGCCGGGCAGCCGTTCCGCCTGCGGGACTGGCAGAAAGCTATCATCGAGGCGATCTACGCCGTTGACGAAAGCGGCCGGCGTATCAAGCGGCAAGTGTTGCTCACCGTTCCGCGAAAGAATGGCAAGACACAAATCGCCGCCGCGCTCGCCCTCGCCCACCTCTGCGGCCCGGAAGCCGAGTCCCGCGGGCAGGTTTTCAGCGCTGCGAGCGACCGGAAACAGGCGGCTTTGATCTTCCGTGAGATGATCGCCTATGTCCGCGCCGACGAAGCGCTGTCCGAACGCATCATCATTCGTGAGCACAACAAGACCCTTGAGGACGTGGAAACCGGCTCGATTTACGAGGCGCTTTCGTCCGATGCGCGCAAGGCGCACGGCCTCAACGTGTCGTTTGCCGTCATGGATGAGCTGGCGCAATGGCCGAACCGCGACTTGTACGACGCCCTGACGACGGGCGGCGCGGCCCGTGCCGAACCGTTGCTCGTGGTAATCAGCACGAAAAGCCCGGACCCGAACCACGTATTGAGCGAGCTTGTCGCATATGGCGAGCGCATCTTGTCGGGTGACATTGAAGACCCGGCATTCCTGCCCGTGATCTATGCGGCGCCCGACGACGCTGACCCGTGGGACGAAGCGGTATGGTTTGCCTGCAATCCGGCCCTTGGCGACTTCCGCAGCCTGGACGAAATGCGCGTCGCGGCCGAACAGGCGAAGCGTCTGCCGGCGCGCGAGCCGACTTTCCGGCTATTGTATTTGAACCAACCGATTGACGCCGAAACCCGCTTCCTCAATCGGATCGATTGGGAGGCGTGCCGCGCTGAAATCGACGTGACGGCACTGCACGGCAAGCGCTGCATCCTCGGATTGGACCTATCGAGCACCACCGATTTGACCGCGCTTGCCGCCTATTTTCCTGAGACACACGACCTCTTGGCCTGGTTCTGGGCACCGCACGACACGCTCGAGGAAGCCGAGCGCCGGGACCACACACCCTATCAACTATGGGCGCGGCAGGGATTAATCGAGACGACGCCGGGCCGCGCGATCGACAAGAGCTTCGTGGTTCATCGCATGGGCCAAATCGTGTCCGACTTCGACGTTGAGGCTTGCGCCTTCGACCGCTGGCGCATGGACGAAGTGAAGCGCCTGCTTGTCGAAGAGGGAATCCGGCTGAACCTAATCGAACACGGCCAAGGCTGGCGCGATATGGGGCCTGCAGTTGATGCAATCGAAACCCTGGTTCTACAGCGACAGCTTCGTCACCCCGGCCATGCCGTTCTGACCATGTGCGTCGCCAACGCCGTCACGATCAGCGACCCGGCCGGCTCCCGCAAGCTCGTGAAGGACAAGAGCACGGGCCGAATCGACGGCTTGGTCGCGGCGGCGATGGCAATCGGCCTCGCCAGCCGGACACCCGCGAGGAAGCCGAGCATCTACCTCACTCGCGGCCTAATAGCGGTTTAGGACTTGACATGACACAAGGGCTTGATTTCTGACTGCCGAATCGGCAATAATGCTGACCTACCCGATGGCCCGTCGTGACGACGGTCCGGCCCAGCGCGGCGAAAGCCGCCCGAAGGAGTTTCGTTCCATGCCGAAGCTGCATGAGTTGCAGGAATCCCGCGCCGCTGCCGTCGCGGAAATGCGCGCCCTGGCGGACACCGCCGAAACCGAAAAGCGCGACCTCACCGCTGACGAAGATGCGAAATTCAGCGGCCTGAAATCCAAAATCGCAGACTTCGACAAGAAGATTGCCCGTGCTCAGACCTTGGCGGAAGCCGAGCGCAGCGCGCCCGCAATCGTTCACGGCCATATTGGTGACGGCCAATTCGAGGAACGCGCCCGCGACTTCAGCGTCGTCAAGTGCATCCGTTCGACGTTGCCGACACACGAAGGCGGCAATGTTGACATCGGGTTCGAGCGCGAAATTTCGACGGAAGTTGCGCGCCGATCCGGCAAGCAGTTCGAGGGCTTCGCCGTCCCGGACCAATATTTCCACGTCGATAAGCGCACGCTGTTGGTCGGCTCGACTGCGGCCGATCTTATCCCGAACCCGCACCGTGCCGACTTGTTCATCGACTTGCTGCGCAGCAAGCTGGTTTGCGCGCGCTTGGGCGCGACGTATCTCGACGGCTTGGTCGGAACGCCTATCGACATCCCGCGCCAAACCGGATCGGGAACCGCACAGTGGCTTCAGGAAGATGGCTCGCTTTCGGAAACCGATTTGACGGTTGACGACGTGAATCTCACGCCGAAGACGGTCGGCAGCGTCACGAGCTATTCGCGCCGGACCATGCTCAACAGTTCGCCCTCAATCGAGCAAATCGTGCGCAATGATTTGGCGGCGACAATCGCGCAAGCAATCGACGCGCAAGCGATGGTCGGACCCGGCACCGGCAACACCCCTATCGGTATCACCGCGGCGGGCGCTACCGCTGGCGGCGGCGGCGTGGCGCTGACATACGAGGAAGTGCTCGCCTATCCGTCCCTTGTGGACGCGGCGAACGCCCTCGACGGTTCGCTCGGGTGGGCGATGAATCCGTTTGTCGCGAAGAAACTGCGGTCAACCTTGATCGCCGCTTCGACCGATAGCCGGATGATTATGGAAGGGCCGAACGCCCTCGCCGGCTATCCCGCTTACACGACCACGGCCCTCGCCGGGAATCCGACCGGGCCTGTCGCGGGCACGATCATCTTCGGCAATTGGGCGAATCTATTGATCGCCTCGTGGGCCGGCGGCCTCGATATTTTGGCCAACCCATTCGAGAGCACGGCCTATCTGAAGGGCCGCATTCTGATTCGGGCGATGAAAGACGTTGACGTTGCCGTGCGGCACGCAACGAGCTTCGTCTTCCAATCGGACATCACCGTCTAATCGGAGATGTGCCGTGGACGTGATCGAACGTCGCGCTACGATTGAGCTACGGGCCGCGGGCGGTAAGACGCCCCGGCTCGTGGGCTATGCTGCGGTGTTCGATAAGCCGTCTCAGGACTTGGGCGGCTTTACTGAAATCGTCCGGGCTGGGGCATTCACGCGCACCCTGGCATCCGACCGCGACCCGTTGGCGCTCGTGCATCACATGCCGCAACTCGTGCTCGGACGGCGCTCCGCAGGGACGCTGTACCTGTCGCAAGACTCGCGCGGCCTCGCATTCGATATTCAAGTGCCGGACACAACGACCGCGCGCGACCTGCTTGTCAGCGTCGAACGCGGCGATATTCGCGGCGCCTCGTTCGCTTTCACCGTTCCGAAGGGCGGCGACGCTTGGCGCGAGGATGGCGGGAAGATGGTCCGCACGCTGACCGACGTGGACTTGCACGAAATCACCGTGACGGCAAACCCGGCCTATCTCGACACGACCGTCGCACGCCGCGCGCTCGATAGCCTGGCGCGCGCCTATCCCTTCCGCCTCGGCGCGCTGCAAAGGTTCCTGGCGACATGCTGACCCGGCTGCGAAATTTCCTCGGCATCGAAACCCGCTCCGCACCGGCGCCGTCGAGTTGGGACTTGATGCGCACGGGTGGAATTGAAACCGACGCGGGTGTGCCGGTCTCACCCCATATTGCCGAAAATCTGTCGGCTGTCTTTGCCTGCGTTCAAATCATTGCAGAAACGGTCGCGACGCTACCCCTCGTCTGCTACCGCCGCACGGGAGATCGGATTCGTTCCCCCGATCCAGCGCATCCGGTCTCCCGCCTTTTTTCCGGTGATCCGAACGAAAATCAGACCGCGCCCGAATTCATCGAAATGATGACGGCGCATTGTCTGTTGCGGGGCAATTCCTATGCGGAGATTGTCCGCGACACAGGCGGGCAACCCGTGCAGCTCGTGCCGTTCCATCCCGATTGGGTAAGCGTGGTGCGTTTCGCCGGCACGCGCCGCGTCGCCTATGACGTATCCATGCCGGAAGGCGGGACGCGGCGATTGCTCCCCGATGAAATGCTGCACCTCAAAGACCGCAGCGACGACGGCATTGTCGGCAAGAGCCGATTGCACCGCGCCCGGGAGACGTTCGGCACGGCAGCGGCAACGGAACGCTTTGCAGCTTCCATGTTCCGCAACGGCGCAGCCTTGAGCGGCGTGCTTTCCCATCCGGGCGAAATTGGCGAGGAAGCCGCGACCCGGCTCCGCAAGTCATTCGAGCAGACGTATGCGGGCTCCGATAAGGCCGGGAAAATTGCGGTGCTCGAAGAGGGCCTGAAATGGCAGGCGATTAGCGTCAGCGCAGAAGATGCGCAGATGCTCGAATCCCGCCGCCTGGGCGTCGAGAATATCGCCCGCATCTATCGCGTGCCGCCTCCCGTCCTGGGCGACCTGACCAACGGCAGCTATTCCAATGTCACGGAATTGGGCCGCTGGTTCTATGCCCACACGATTCAGCCTTGGCTCGTGCGCTGGGAAAAACTTATCGAGCGGTCGCTTTTCAGCGAAGCCGGGCGCGCTTCTTACGAAGTGGAGTTCGACACGGATTTGCTTTTGAGGGGCGACATGCTGGCGCGCTTCCAAAGCTATCGCATCGCGCGGGAAATCGGCCTCTACAACGCGAACGAGCTGCGCCAATTCGAGAAACAAAACCCCCGCACGGATCCTGCCGGTAACGAGTATTTCGCACCGGCCAATATGCAACAGGAACAAACCGGCGCCCCCAAAGACACGGGAGCGGCGAATGCGTAAGGCTGGCCTGCCTGGGTTTTTTTTCAGGGCTTTTCCCGAAGGGCTGCGACCACACGGATGGTGTCGCGGGACTCGCATTCCGAAAAACACCGTGAGCCGACGGCGGCCGATCCAGCCGCGCTGGTCGGCACAACCATAGGGACGCGCAATGCTGACCATCGTCACACCGGCCGACAAGTTCGATTTGGTTGACGTGAACACGGCCCGAACCGCGCTGGGCCTCACGGATCAGTCCGACGACGCCGCGCTTGCGGGATTCATCACGCGCGCCAGCGACGTGATCGCCCGATACTGTCGGCGCGTGTTCGCGAAAGAAGCGGTGCGAGAGCAATTTAGGCTCAACCGCCTCTGCGAAGAATTGATCTTGAGCCGCTATCCCATTTCGGAAGTCGCGAGCATCGTCGAAGGTGACAACACCCTCGTTCCCACCGATTACGAATGCGACCTCGCGAAAGGCATCGTCACGCGCCTTTCGGATGATCGGCCGTGCTATTGGCCGCCGCGTGTCGTGGCCGTCACCTATTCGAGTGGATTCGATCTTCCCCGCGCCACGCCGCCCGCGTTGGCGCAAGCGTGCGTACAGCTTGTGAAGTCCTACTACTTGGGCGCCGACCGCGACCCGGCCGTGCGCAGCGAAAGCGTCTCTGACGTAAGTGATGCGTCCTATTTCAGCGACGCATTACCACCCGAAATCGCGGGCCTTTGCGCATCGTTCCGCAACTACAGGATTACGTGACATGCTGAATCCCGGCTCGTACACATTGGCAAATCGCAACCTGACAACGGCCCTGTCTGGGGAAGCCCAAACGGCAATCGACGTGACCGGCATTCAGGCCGCGACCATCGAATGCCAATTTGGTTACACGAGCGGTGGAACCACATGCAAGGTCTGGGTGCAGGTGTCTCTCGACCGCGGGCAGACTTGGATTGACGTTGCTTGCTTCGCCTTCACGACGGCGAGCGCCACGCGAGTTGTGAACCTGTCCGGCCTCACGCCGCGCACAACGGCATTGACACCTAGCGATGGCGCTCTTGGCGACGATACCGCCGTTGATGGCGTGCTTGGTTCGCTGATGCGCGCCAAGATCACGAGCACCGGCACCTATGCCAATACCTTCGCCGCGGTACGTCTGGACGCACGATGAAGAACCGGCTGGCCGCACGACTTGAGCGACAAATCCGGCTTCGCGGCGAGCCGGTACAGTTGATCCGCGTCGTCGGCACATCCAAGCAAAGCTATGTGCGCGTGACCGTGCGCGGCGTCGTCAAGACACTGACGACGCAACAGTTGATCGCAGGCGTTTCGCAGACCAATTACTTGATCCTGTTGTCGCCCGATGAATTGCGCCGGAAGGGCTGGCCTGGCGCTCAGACAGCGACGAATCCACCCGGCACCGTTCCGCCGAATGATCCCGTCATTCCGACGACGGCGGACAAAGTGAACTTCCGCAATGCGGAAAAGGCCATTGCGCAGGCGGCGGCCGTCTATGACGGTAACGTGCCCGTGCGAATCGAGTTGCGGGTTTTGGGCTAAAACTCGGCTCAATGCATCTTTTTGATTGCTTCGCGCAAATGTGCCGCCCAAATGAGCGAAACTCCACAATCCAAACATAGCTTGAAGAAATTGTCCGAGGCTTCGTGGATTTCAATTCGGTGCCCTCTTATGAGGCGCCGCGCGAGCGGGATAAGGTCTTCCATGTCGCCCCCCGACACTGGCGAGACGCGCTCGACTTCATGCCGAAACTCGTCGATGACTTTCTCAGGCATTTCCACGCCGAGCACGAAGTAACGAAGGTATTTGAGGAAATTTGCGTGCTCGAAAATTGCCAGTCCCTTGGTTCCATTCCGCTCAAATATGTCGCGCCGTGAACCTTTCATCCGGCCGGTGCGGTACTCGGGATTGTTGAAGTATTCGAGCCGGTGTTCTGGGATTGCACCGCGTGTCAGCATTAGCTTCATGAGACGTGGAACGACGGCCGCGTTTGCCAGCCAGTCATCATGGTCATCTGGAGGAAAGATGATCTTGTCGAAAAGCGTCTGCTCTTCCGGGGTTAGTGGTATCGGACCCGTGTAGCTCATGGCCGCCTCGTTACCTACAGTGTTACCTATCCGCAGAATTGGTAGCTCGACGTTTTTACTAACCTATTGAAAATAAATGGTGCCGGCTACAGGACTCGAACCTGTGACCCCCTGATTACAAATCAGGTGCTCTACCAGCTGAGCTAAGCCGGCTCCGGCCCCCGAATACGACGGCTGCGGGCGCGACGCAACCGGCTCGCGCCGATCCTGCCGCCCGGCCAAGACGTTAGGCGAAAGGCCGTCGGCGCCCCGGCAAACCGCTTGGCGTTTGGCCTTGATCCGCGTCACCGCGCGTACCCGCATCACGACGCCGTCCCGCTCATAGATGAAGCTGGTGATGCGGCGGCGCGGCCGCGTGTTTTGGGCGATGACCAGTTCGGCGTACGCGATGGCGGCCTTCATGCGGGCGATGAGCGCGTCGGCCTCGGCTTTGAAGGCGCGGAATTCGGCCGATTCCGGCTTGGCGGCATTGCGATTGCCGAAGGGCGCCCCCGGCTTCGCCTTTGCTACGCCGGGCAAGCCAACCTTGCCGGTGTCTTTGATGCGGCGGGATTGCGCAAGATAATTGTTATGGGAGCTGGGAGGTGGGAGGTGGGGGAGGGAGGGTACCCTCCCCGGCTTTTACCACGCCGCATTCACCATCGCTTCCGATGCGCGGCAACCGCTCGCGCGAACGCCGATGGCGCACGGGACGGCGCATCGCTTCGAGCAGAAGCGACGGCGTTTGTGAGATTGCGAGTCGGAATGCTTCTTCCATGCACCAGCGAAAACAAGATTCTTTGAAAACGTGAGGACTGATGGTGCAAATTTCAAGGTGGCGCGATCAGCGCACCCAGTTTTCGACCCGAAGCGGTTTGAGGCGCTTGAATTCGCGTTCGTTGTTCGTGACCAGGATCAGCGACGCGGCAAACGCATGGGCGGCGATCCAAAGATCGTTGCCGCCGATGATCTGCCCGGCCTTTTCGAGCGCGGCGCGGCTTCCTCGCTGGCGAGGGCTGAAGAGGCCGCGCTGACCGGGATCACTTCTAGGGTTGGCAATGCCGCCCCGGTGTACGGGACCCGTGCTGACCGGTGTTCAGCCCTCTATTGAAAACTACAGCGCAAATTTATCAGTATGCAATCACTGCTCACAAAATCTGTGGACTTAGGCGCTCTTACTCGACTTCTTGGTAGCGCTCTGCACCCGACTCAGCGCCCGCTTGCGGGGAATTTGTTGGAGCGGCGTTCCGTACCCAGCCGCAGCGCCGCGCAGGGTCGTGCTCAATCGGCACTCGGTTCATCGGGCTGTATTAGTCTTGGTCGGGAGTGTCCAATGAGTGAGAATACCAAATCTAGGAGACCAAATAAACAAAAGCCTCAAATCGAGCGCTTTTCATCGCGCGAATATCGTCCATACGCGCTCGCCATAGGTCAATTGTCCCTAGCATGGAACGACCTTCACGAATCTGTCTGTGTACTGTTTAATTCAATTGCCTCGATCACAGATAATGAAAAAACACAGGCCGCTTTCCAGGCGGTTGATTCTGACCGCATAAAACGAAAAATGCTCAAGGCTGTGTTCTCCCAATTGGAGCCCGATGAAATAAGGCTAAATCCGCGAGCGATTGACGACATAAAATGGGTGTGCGGCCAAATTGATGCTCTTGAAGAAGGCCGGAATAATGCTGTGCACGGGCCACTACACTCATTCATTTATGGGCGCATTTTTGATTTGCCAGAGGGTATTCAGCCTAACGATGTTTACGGCAATACAAGAGCTGCAAAGCTGCGAAATAAGAATCTGCTTACTGAATACCGGTACGTTAGAGATGCCGCGATTGTGCTACGAGACTTCATAGACGCTATGGAGGACTCTTGGAGATGGTTGGACCGGAGGCCCTCCACATGGCCTGAAAGACCGCAATTGCCAAATCGCGGGCAGAAAAGTCGGGATCTAGCGCAGCATTCAGATCGGTCCAAAAGGGAATAGAGTCGGAGTAAGAACCATTCTTCGTTTCGCCGCAGCGCCATTTTCTGCCCGGCTCGCCAGATGCAAAAAGCTGACGCACGCACCCCTCACCCGGTTTGCCTAGCACTTACTGCACTCGCTGCGTTCGCTGTGCTCGCTGCGTTCGCTGTGCTCGCACACTTCGTAAGTGCAAGGCAAACAGCCCTCTCCCACAAGGGGAGAGGAAAAATGACGAACGAGTATAATAGCTTATAAGCTATGGACACATCATAGGCTGTGAGCTATATAGTCTCATGCCTTGGACCGTCGCCAACCATGACGCGTTCGATCCCGAATTCGACGCCTTGCCTATAGCGGTGCAGGACGCACTTCTTGCTGTCACCGCGCTCTTGGAAACCTATGGCCCGGCGCTTGGCCGTCCGCATGTCGATACGCTCGCCGGTTCCAAGCATGTCAACATGAAGGAACTTCGTTTCCGGGTAGCGAGCGGAGTGTGGCGGGTGGCGTTTGCGTTCGATCCCGTGCGGCGGGCGATCCTGCTGGTCGCCAGCGACAAGGCCGGAATGGCGCAAAAGAGATTTTACACACGGCTGGTTCGCACCGCCGATAGCCGTTTTACCGAGCACTTGAAGCGTTTGAAGGAGCGTTGAGATGGGCCGCACCCGCAAAGAGATCATGGCCAGTCTGCCGAAGGCCCGCCGGGCGCGGATCGAAAAACGCGCCGCCGAACTGCATCGCGAAGTGGAAGGGCTGAAGGCCTTGCGCCTTCTCACCGAACGCAGCCAAAGCCAAATCGCCAAAGGTCTCGGGATCAAACAGCCATCGGTCCTCAAGATCGAGCGTCAGACAGACCTTTATCTGTCAACGCTGCGCCGCTTTGTCGAGGCGGCGGGCGGCACGTTGGTGCTGCGGGTCGAACTGCCCGGAAAGGGCGTTTTGAACCTGACGGGATTGGGTGAGTTGGAGTCCTGATGCGGCCGGGAAACTGCTCCTGGCGAGCCCCTCCCCCGCGCTCTTCGCACCAAAACCTGTTGTCTTCGAGATACCCCAAACCGTCATCGCCGGCCGACCATCCGAAGCTGCGAGAGCGGCGCGGAATTGGGAAAAAATTAGGCCCGGTGTGGCGTGCACACCGGGCCCTTTTTGCAGGCGCTAAGAGACAGACGCCTCTAGTAGAGCTTATAGCCGACGCGCACGCCAAAGGTGCGCGGAGCCATACGTGTGCCCTGGGTGTCGTCCCACTTCGTGTTCAGAACCTCCCAAACAACACGGTTCTCAACATTATGGATGAAGGCTTCCACCGTCAGCCGGTCCGACGCTGCCTGATAGGTCAGGACAATGTCGGATTTGGTGTAGGCCTTGTGCAGCGCCTGTGTGTTGTTGGCGAAGTCGCTGTACGATGCATCTTGCCAGTAGAATTGGAACGAGGGCGTCAAGGTCCCATCATCGCCAAGATCGAAAACGTGCGAATAGGCTACACGTAAGGATTCTTCCGGCGCGTTCGGCAAGTGATTGCCAGTGAAGTCGTAGGACACATTGGTCGCGAGCTTGCCCAGACCGTAGGCCGCGACTGCATAGCTATTATAAATACCGTCCGGATTGACCGTTGAATTGACCGCATTCGGGAAAGAGGAGAAGCGGGCATCGAGGTAGGTGGCATATCCGGTCAAGGTATCCGCGCCGGTAATGCGCCAGGTCCATTCGAATTCCGCACCCTTGATCCGCGCTTTGGCGGCGTTGATTGTGACCGGGGTAGGATTGTCGCTCGTGTCATGCTCGATCGCACTGACCTGCATGTTCGAATATTCCATGTTGAACACGGTTGCCGAAAGTCCCAGCGAACGGTTGAGCAGTTCGCTCTTCCAGCCCGCTTCGTAGTTGACCACCCGTTCCGGCTTGTAGGTCAG